CGCAAGCTGCATCACGCCGCCGGTCACGGCCGCCGTCTGCGCGACGCCGGCGTCCCGATAGCTGTCGTCAATGAAGGGATCGACGAAGATGCCCTTCTTCGCGACCGGCTCGCGGCTGTCGATGCCGGTCTTGAGCCGTTCAAGCTCAAGGAGCCGATCGATGTCATAGACGCGGTTGTTGATCCGCCACTGATCGGCGAACGAGATCGCGCGGGTGCCGTCGTTCGTGACGGTGGGCTTCGACACCCAATCGTTCACGACCTGGCACAGCGCCAGCATCCCCGCCGGCTCGTTCGGGGCCAGCGGGTTGGCCGAGGCCGAGACGCCCTTCACATAGACCGCGTTGCCCGCCTGATCGAGGCAGATGCGATCGATGCGCGGCAGCTTGAAATCGTATTCGATGAACACGTCGCCGCCGTCGATGCCGCCCGAGACGGTGATCGTCGTCGCGTCGAACGCATCGGGGGCGACGATCGCCAGATACCTATACGTCACCGAATAGGTGGACCCTACGGCCGGCTCGGCGCCGAGTGGCGACCAGTCGATGGCGTCGCCGGTCTTCTGGTAATCGGTCGTCACCACATAGGTGGTGCCGGCCTGGACGACGGAGAGGACCGCCGTCACCGAGCTGTCGGGCAGCGCGTCGGTGCCATTCGCCACCGACCCCCGTGTAATGGTGACGGTCCGCTGCTTGGTGAGCAAAACCTGATCGACGGCCGCGATCGGCGAGTGGAACGCCGTGAAGACGTTCGGGTCGGTGCCGACGAAGGAATGAAGCTCGCCGGCCACATTGCTGGTGTCCGGGTCTTCGGTGTGGGCGATGCGAAGCGCCGCCGTGCGGCTGCGCTTGAAGCCGCTGATGTTGGCGACGCCCTCCTGAATGGAGAAAATCTGGTCGCTGCCGCTCTTGCCGAGCGCGGTCACGCGGCATCCGCTGACCACGTAGGAGCCATGGGCATCGCTGTCATAGACCGCGATCTGCTGCGCGACGCCGGTCAGCACCGGCGGCGGCGTCTGATCGACGATGGTGCCGTCCTGCAAGACATAGACCGGCACGAAGTCGCCGGCGCCGCCGTCCGTCGCGGTCGCCCAGGCGATCGTGACGATCTCGCGATACGCACCGTCCTCGCCTTGGTCGAGCGCCCCGTCGAGCCCGAAGCCCTTGAGGGTCGGATCGTCCTCGGGGCCGACATAGCTGTGCGTCAGGCGCACGCCGATATCGACGCGGCCCGTCATGGCGATGGGATCGAGGACCGCCATCGCCACGGGGAACACATCCCCGAGGATGTAGATTTGCCCGGCGGTGAGGATCACCTGCCCTGTCGTCGGATCATCGTCGCTCGGTCGGACGATGGCGTTGGCGCCGCTGATCCGGTCGCCGTCGCTGGCGACGAGCTTGCTGATGCGCTCCTGCCGGCCGCGGGCAATCGTCTGTAGCTCGTTCAGCTCAGGCGACTGCAAAAAGCGGCCGTTTACGAAGACCACGCCCTGCTGCTCCGGGTGGCCCTGCGCGCGGTCGAAGGCGAGCGGGATGCCGGACGGGTGCTCGAAGGCCATCAGAACCTCAGACGGATTTTGATTTGCTGGCGTATGGTCGGGCGCAGGTCGAGTGCGGCCGCTGTGGCCGCGATCTCGACGCCGGCGGAAAGGTCGGCTGGCGCGAGCCAGTCGCGACCGGGCGGCACGCCTGCGGCGCGCGTGGGATCGATGACAAGGCTGACGGTCGCGGCCTGCTTGCCGGCACCGTCTCCGAAGCCCGTCAGGGCCTCGAAATAGACGAGCGAGGGCGAGGCCTCATTGCGCACATATTTCAGGCCGCCGAAGGTGAAGGCGCCCGCCGGATCGGCCGAGGCTCGGGCCAGCACGCGGGCGCGCCGATAGCCGATCACCGATCCATCGGCCGCAGCGAGCTTGAAATAGGCGGTACGGTCGGCGAAGGACTGCGCCATCAGGGTTTGACGCGCGGTCGTCGCGCTCGACACCCACGGGAAAGTGGCGTCAGTCCACGGTTCGTTGATGTCGATCCACCGGAGGCTGGTTGTCTCCGGAGGATCGACCCAAATCCCGAGGGCAGTCCCTTCCGCCTCGGTCAGCAAGTGGTCGATCTCGGTCGTCGCACCGAAGGACCAGAGCGGACCGCCGGCGCGAAGCCGAATCCCGCTCTCGACATCAAGCATCGCCTGGTCGAGACGCGCGTAATCGAGCTCCATCGGCCCCGCGTCATAGGCGAAGACGCCGCGCCGGAAGTCCGACTGCAGCATCACGCTGAGGCTGGTGACGTTTTCGATTCGCGGCAGGTCGGGATCGTCGGCCGGCGGGAGAGCTGAAAGGAGGAGCTGGAAGCTGTTCCACCAGTTCCGCCGAACCGGGGCCTCATCAACGGTCGCCGTGACGCCCAACCAGCCGAGGCCGCGAGCCACGGCCGCGAACGTGCCGCGCTCGATTTCCCACGGCCTGCCTTCGTCGAGCAGCGTGTATTTGCTCGGCACGAAGGCAGCGAGGACGGTCAGCCCATATTCCCAGAGGAGCGCATCAAGGAAGGCCGGTGGGCGTGTCCCTGGGATATTGGTGATGGCATCGACACCCGAGGCCACCCGCGGTTCTTCGGCGACGACCTGCTCGAGCGCCAGCATCACCGGCGTGGCGTTGTCCGGCAGCAGCGTCGCAACGTCGGTCATTGCCCGCTGCTCGTCGCTGCGGTCAAGGTGACAGTGCCGATCGAGGCCGCTTCATTCGGCTGCACGATGACATCGGCGGCGGGCGAGGACAGGGCCACGCTATAGACGCTGTTGGCAGCCATCAGGCGCGCCTTGAGCCAGTCCTGGGTGATGTCCCTGCCGAGGCCGCCTTCGGCCGCCCACGCGGCCCGCAGGGCACTTTCCGCCGCCGCCAGCGTCGTCGAGACGGGCGCGTTCGGCAGAAGCGTCAGGGTTGCCGTCACCGCGACCACGCTCGTCACCGCCGACACGACGACGAAGGCCCCATTCACGACCCGGTTGCTCGGATCATTCAGCGCCGTCGTCACTTCCGCAATGAGGCTCGAATCCGCGACCCCGTCATCCGCAGTCGAGAGCAAGGCGACATGGACGGTCGGATCGCGCCCGACCCGGTACACGATCGCATCCCTCACCGAGAGGTCGGTGCTCAGGGCGATGAGGCGATACCGCTCCGCACTCCCCACATTCCGCGCTTCGGTGGCGAGCAGGATACGGAGCCGAAACCTATCGTCATCCTCTCCCGCCATTCGGGTGACGGCCGGGCTCGAATTGGCTCCGACATGGTCGAGGTCGGTCCCGATGGCATAGGCGAGACGATCCGACCTGGCCGCATCATTGATGCGCGCCCGCAGTAGCGTCTCGCGATAGGCCGCCGCCTCGAGCAGGATATTGGCGACGCTGGTTTCAAGCTCCAAGATCGGAGCCAGCGCCGGGAGGCGCGCGCCGGCGTCGGCCTGCATCTGGGACAGGATCGTCTCGAATGACGGCTCCTGAATCACCGCCGGCAGCGGCAGCGCTGTCAGGTCGGGGGGCACAATCATTGCTGGAATCCTGCTACGCGGCGGCCTGAACGGTCACCGTCTCGCCGGTGGAGGAGACGAAGAGCTTTGCCTGCTGGAAATCTTCCAAGGCATAGGGGCGATAGACGCCCTCCATGGTGAAGGTCGCGAAGCCGTTCTGCTCCACGGAGTTGACCGCGAAGCGCGCCACCTGAAAGCGGGGCTCGAAGACAGAGAGCAGCGCATAGACGATGGTGAACCAGTTCAGGATCGCCGCCGCCGTGGCATTCTGGCCGAGAAGCCGGGTGCCTGGATTACCAACCCACTCCCGCATGACCCGCTCGCCCAGGCGCGTGGTCAGCAGCATCCCGATCGACTGCTGGACGTGAGCGAAGCCGTCGAGGTCCGCCCCGGTCAGCGCGTCGATATCAGGCATCGGACTTGGCCCGGCGCTTCGCCTTGTCGGCGCTCTGGTCGGCCTCGACGACGTGCCCGAGGCGCTTCGGATGCTCGGCGGCCGAATCCTTCAGCATGAGCGTCTTGCCCGCGCCGGGGCTGCGGCGCCCGGCCACGAACAGCCCGGCCTTGTCGGTGACGAGATAGGTCTTCATGATCGATTCCTCAGTGTGGCGTGTCGGTATCGGCGCCGCCGGGCGTCACGCCGCCGTGGACATGGGTCGAGCCCACATTGACGCTGTTGTGCTCAAGGCGGCTGCCGGTAACCCCGACATAATCGGCGCGAAGCTCAAGGCCGTCGGCGGTCAGGTTATGGACTGTCTGCCCGACCTGAATCTTGATGCCCGACTTGCTCAACTCGACCCGTACGTCGCCGAAGGTCAGCACATGCAGATCGGCGTCGGTGCTCGGCGGATCGTAACCGTCGGACCAGTGCAGTTTGTCGACCGCGGCCAGGACGATATCGCCGCTCGGCGAATGGGCGGATACCTGCTGCCCGACAGAAGGCATGCTGTGCACCTTGAGCTCGCCGGCGGCTTGGGCGACCGGCAGCCAAGGCGAAAGCACGTCGTCGCCTTCCGGCGTCGATCCTATGACCATGCGGACCAGATGATTGGCCGCGTCGATCTGCTTCACCCTACCCCGGAACTCGGTCCCGGCGATGCGACGTTCAAGCTCGCCGTTCCGCTCGAGGATCGCGATCAGGGCTTCGTAAACGTCCCTCATTGCTGCGGATCGTGCGGCCCGACCAGTTCGATATCGCCGAGCGCGGCCGCGTCGTCGGTGATCTGCGTCGGGTCCTGCGGCGTGAGGCCGGCGGCACGCATGGCCGGGTAGCTGGAATCGAGCAGAGCCATGGCTTCTCGCCAGTCGGGCAGGTTCGCCGGGTCGGTGATCAGCGCCGTCATCAGCGGCACCAGCGGGGCCGCGGCGGGGTCTGCCGCCATGGCCGTGAACAGGTCGGTCCAGTAGCCATAGACCGGCATCCCGAACTGCGGATCGGGGATCGCCGTCAGGCTGATGATCGTCTCGCGGCATTGCAGCGCCGTGCCGGTCTCCAGTTGCACCAGAACCGGCCGCGTCTTCATCATTCCGATGGAGACGACGAACTTCTTCCAGAGGTCGACCCAAGGCGACGGACCGAAGCGCATCGCCGCCTCGACCTGACGCCCTATGATGTCGAGCGCCGCTGCACCGCCCTCGTCGCGGGTCGAAATCTTGATGGTGTCGACGGTGAAGGATGCCATCGGCATGTACGAATAGAGCACCAGATCGATGCTCTGTTTCGTGCCCTGCGTCTGGCGCTCGACGACCTCGACCTCATTGTCGCTGACATAGATCGCGATCCACGGCTGGCCGGGCTCGAAGGCTTCCTCCAGAGGGCCCGAGACCGGATCGACCGGGCTGTCGTAGATATTGCTGCCGGCCCAGGTTTGGCCGGCGAGCATCCGGGTCGTGATGATCCGGAGGGCAAGAGGAACGAGACTCATTTCGCGGGCACGCACACACAGACGAGGCGCCCCATCCCATCGGGATACGTCGCCGACACCTGATAGGCCGGGCTGCCGTCCTGAGTGATCGCCGTGAGCTTGTCGTCCTTCCGGGGCCATCCGGCCCGGGAGGTGAACTGCGCCACGTCGATGGAGATTTCGATCACCTGGGTTCGCATATCGGGCATGTAGCCCTCATACATGCCCTTATGCTTGGTCTCGATCGCCTTGGGCTGAAGGTCGATGATCCCGAGCACGGTCAAGGTCTGTCGGGAGGGGTCCGCGGAACCCGAGACGAAGGCTCCGGCGAGGTAGGGTTCGAACAGGATGGGCTCAGCCATATATTCGTCCACCGCGCCGGTGATCAGTCGCTCAAATTCCGCGAACCGGGAGGGCATCAGGCGTCGGCCGCGGCGCGCTTGCCGTCGAGCAGCACGCGCGGGCGCGTGCAATACTGGAGGGCGTTCATCTGCACCGAGAAGTTGCGGCCCTTGCCGTTCTCCATGGGGTAGATGCGGTTGTAAAGCCGCTGGCCCATGGTGTTGACGGTGTCCTCGTAATCCGCCGGGGCATAGACCGTGCGGAAGAGGCCGGGGACGCCCTCGGGGAAGATCGCGCAGTGGTTGGTGTTGATCTTCACATCGAGGCTGTCGGAGCCGCGATAGTTTTCCCAGATGATGCCGCCGAACTCGAAGATGCCGTAGACCGACCTGTTCGGGCCGATATAGGCGTCGCGGAGAATCTGCGCGGCGTTCCAGTTCTTGTAGGTGTCGCGGACTTCCTTGTGCGCCAGCAGCGCGTCGAAAAAGTTGTCGCCACACTGCGCCCGCAGGCCCCTGAAGGGGACGCCGCCGAGTTCATTGGCAACCATGCGGATCACCGCCGCGCAAGCCCGACGCAGCGCGCCGGAGGCCGGCGTTGCGTTCGTCAGATCGAAGTTGATGGTGTCGATCTTGGAGACGCCGAACTGCGTATAGAGGTTGAGCTGGCTGCCATCGGCATAGGTGATGATGCCCTGCACCGCGCCGAGGCGCGCCGCTTCCTCGGTCACCGCCATCGACATGACGTGCATGTTCTGACGCTGGGCGATCTTCTGTGCCACCGTCATGAGCTGCTGGCCGCGCCCGAAGGCGCGGACGCCCTGCACTTCCTCGGCCATGATAGCGTCGATGATTTCGAAGTGCGGAATCGCCAGCGGCAGCAGGTCGCGCTTTTCTTTGGCCACCGTAGTGCCGACACCGCCGCGCGGGCTGGGCGGCACGACGATGACGATGTTGCCCTTCTTCTCGATGGCGATCGTCGTGGTGTCGACGCTCTCTTCCGTGAAGATGCCGAGCTCGCTGATATGCCCGGGAGTGTACGTGAGTTCGTTGATCGCGTCGGTCAGATTGGTGACGGAGAACGCGTCGTCGTTGAAGATGTCGAGAATGCCCTCGGCCATGGCGCGCCTCCTTAGCGCAGGATGATGCCGACGCCGCGGAGCGCGTCCGCTGCGGCCGACTTCTGCGCATCGGTGACGCCATCCGGCCACGCGATGCAATTGATGTTGAGCTGCGACTGCCGGGTGATGCCGGCAATCTGCACGGTTTCGCCGGCGCCGGTGACCGCCGGGTAGATCGCCATGGCGACCGGGGTCTGGGAGCCGTCGGTGGCGGTCGGGTCCCATGCGACATACTGTGTACCCGTCACCGCGGCCGCATCCACGTCGATGAAAATCTGGTCGCCGACGGCGAAGTCGGTGGCGCCGTCCGCCAGGGTGAACTTCACCTGGTTGACGAAGGCGACGGCCACGGTGCCCTCGCCGACGATGATGCCGTCCGGGTCCTGCACCGTGAAGGAGCCGGCATTGGTAGCCGCGGCGGTAATCGTCAGGGTGTAGCGGCCTTCCTTCACGTCGGACGTGACGGCGGGGCTCGCCATCGTCAGCACGCCGTTGCCGGTGTTCCCGGCCTTGGGCGTGACATTGGTGGTGACATCGGCGGCGATCTGAAGCCTGCCCAGCAGCGTGCAGGCTTCGAAGCTCTGCGACGCGGCAATGGTCAGGTTGTCGCGGGAATAGCCGAATTCCTCCTCGGAGAGGATCGCCTCTCCGGGGTGACGGCCTTCATGGAAGATGGGCATTCAGGTTCTCCGGGAGGTTAGGCCGACAGGCGGCCCTTGTTGCGGGCATTGATCTTCTCGACGACGCTGGCCATGACGCTCTTCCCGTCGTCCCGATTGCCGCCGGCCGGCTCGGCGAAGCCAAGGGCGCCGGTCTTGGCCTTGCGGGCGGCATAGGCGGCGGCATCATCTTTCTCGTCGTCTCCTGCCTTGGCGGCCGGGGCGGCGGCCTTCAGCGCGGCGACGGCGTCGTCGGCTGACATGCCAGTCTTGAAGGCGAAGTGGGCGGCGAGCCCGGCATTGGCCTTACCATCGTCGCTGTCGAGGATGGCGGCGATGCGGGCGCGTTCAGCTTCGGCGCCCTGCTTGACGCCCTTGGCAGTGGCATCGGCCACCGCGCGGTCGAGATCGGCCTGAGTGGCGACTGCGGGGTTCTCGGCAGTCGCGCCAGTCTTGTCGGTCATTGGAAAACTCCGTGCTGACCATTGAGGGACGCGGCGCGAGTTGCCGCGAGTGAGTTCGGCGAACACGGTCTCGAAGGTGCCTATGGCGTCTGCCATCCCCTTCGCGACAGCGTTGGCACCTACTTCGACGCCACCGGCCCCGAAATCGGAGGCGACGGTGTCCTCGTCGACCCCGCGATTTCGGGCGACGGTGGCGATGAAGACCTTTTCGAGATCATCGACATGGCGCTGGATTTGCGCCCTGCCTTCGTCGGTGTCGTAATCCGGGCGCTTGCCTGGGGCCTTGGACGAGACGAATTCGACCGTGCGGACGCCGCGGCGCTCGTCGGCCACCTTCCTGTCCTCAATCGCCGCCACGATGCCGATCGACCCGACGATGCTGGCATCGCTCAAGACGATCTTGTCGGCCGCGCTGGCGATCCAGTAAGCGGCGGACGCCGCCTGGCCTGAGACATAGGCGATGATCTGCTTCTGGCCGCGGGCGTTGTAGACGGCGGTGGCCAGCTCATCCGTGCCGTTCACCGTGCCGCCCGGCGAATCGATGTTGAGAATGATTCCGCGCACGGCCGGATCATCGAGGGCGGTTTGCAGGTCGCGCGCCATAATGGCGTAGGATGAGGCGCCAGAGATCGCCTGAAAGATGTTGGCACGCTTGAACAGCGGGCCGGCGATATCGATGATGGCGACATCGTCGCGGGTCCGTAGACGTTCACCCTTCTCGGCATTCTGGGCCCGGTAGGCCTCAAGGGCCTGCGGCGTCACCTCGTTTGTTCGGCTGGCAATCGCGAGGATGAGTTCGAGGGCTTCTGGCCGAATTGCCCACGGCTCAGCGAGAGCGGCGTCATAGACCTCCATAACCGGGCCCCCTGCGCAGCGGATAACGGTAGCCGGCGACCATCGCGCCGCGCGGACGCGGCTTGCCGCTGGCGGCGGCACAGTCGCTTTCGAGCTGACGCATCACGCCGCGCCAGGCCTCCAGATCGTCCGGGTAGAACCAGACCGAGCGATCGCGGAATTCCACCTTCTGCGGCTTTTTGACCGTCTGCGCCTGCATGAATGCCGGCCTGAGCGCCGTCAGCGCGGCGCACGGGTCGTAAGGGTCGACGCCGAAGATGGCGTCGAAATCGATGTCGGCCATCAGCTGTTACCCCCAGCGGGCTTGGTGTCGTCCGGCTCAGGCTGTTCCGGATTGGTCTTCGAGCCGCCTGCGGCAACCGGCGGCGTTGTCCATGGCAGCGGCAGCCCCAGCTCCTTGGCGCGCTGATTTTCGCGCTGCTGCTGGCGCATCGCGTCGGCCCAATCCTCGCCGTAGTCGGAGAAGATGGTTTCAAGGGTCGTTGCGCCCATCTCCTTGCGGACCTGGTGCGCCGATGCCGTCTTGAAATCGTCGGCCTGCGGCTGGCGCGGCCCCTTCCATACGCACCTGGCGATCTTCGACCGATTCTTCAGGAAGAACGGCAGGCCGCCCGGGATGGTGAGGCGCTTCGTGGCAATCGCCTCTTCGCAGACCGCTTCGGCTACGGTCTGGCAGAGCGGCGCGATAAGGCCATTGCGGCGCCGCAGGACATTTTGCCATTCCTTCGCGCCCGCCATACGGACGCTGGAATAGGTCGCTCCCCGATAATCGCCGGTGCCGGTTTCGTAAGAAATGCCGGCCGCAGCGCACACCTCGAGCCAGAGCCAGCGCGCGATCTTGTCGAGATCGTCGGCCTCGGCCGAGGACTCGGTGAATTTCAGTTCGTCGCCCGGAAACAGGTGAGCGATGCGCCCATGCTGCGACAGGTCGAGCCGCGCGCCGTTGTACCAGTTGCCCTTCAGCTGGCCGAATTCGTTGATGTCGAGGTAGCCGCCCCCGCCATGCCCATCGTCGGGCGACATCAGGCCCTCGAAGCCCGCCACTCCCGAGAGGTTGGACTGCATCGTCGCCGCGAAGACGGTCTGGATCAGCTTCTTGGTCAGGCTGGCGTCGCTGAACTGGTCGAATTGCCGGAACGCCTTCATGCCTGCGCCGAGCTCTGCCGTGTTTCGGGTCGAGGCGATGGTCGGCATGAAGCGGTGGATCAGGTTGGGCCGGCCATCGGCATCGCGCACGACGATCTCGCGCTCGACGTGGCCGCCATACTGGTCCCGCTCCCAGATCGTGTACGAGAGGGGCATCCCCCATTCGTCGACCCGCACGCCCTGCATGAGGAAGGCGCCGTCCGTCTTGTTGACGATGCGCGAGGGCGGCAGCAGCTTGACCTTGGTGCGCCACCCGGACCCCGGACGATCGAGCCCCGGCAGCAGCGCCAGCCCCTCACCATACCCGAGGGTAGACCAATGGAAGGCCTCCTGAATCTGCCCGAACGTCAGCTGCGCGCTGGCGTCGCAGTTGAGTGGGGTTGCGGCCCACTCCCCGAAAATCGCCTCGAACTGCCGGGAAAACGTCGAGGCCTGATCCGGCGTCCATCCGAGCGCTTCGGCGTCCGGGCTGGACGACATCCTCAGCCCGGTGCCCACCACCATGGACGTGCTGGCCTCAAGCACGCCCCGGATCAGGCCGCTGTTCTGGAAGGCATAGAGGACGCGCGCCGCCTGCTTCTCCCAGGAGATCGCAGCAATGTCCTGGTTCTCCCGCAGCAGCGGGCGGAACCCGGCGAGAAAGGTGTTCGGCTCCGCCCAGGAGTAATAGCGGTTGCTGTCCCAGGTGGACGCCTGAGCAACGGTCGCCGGCAGGTTGTCGGCAACGGCATCACTCACGACCTCCCTGCCCGCCGGCACCCGGTAGCGGGGCTTTTCGGCGGCATCGGTCATCTGCAATCCTATCCGTGGAGACGGCTGACAATGGCCGCGAGGTCTTCGGTTTTCGGCTTCGCCGGCCGGCCCGTCAGGGCGACACGCCGGGCATCCCACTCGAAGCGGCAGAGCTGCCGCACCGCGATGGCATAACCGGCGGCATCAAGGGCTTCCGCGCGCCGGTTCTCGACGCGCTTGAATTCGACTGTCGGCCGGCCGCGGACATAGGTCACGATCCGGCGCTCGGCAGTGATCTGCCGGAACCACTCTTCCTCGAGCGTGTCCGAAAAGCGGAACGCGTGCCGATTGACCTGCCCCCTGTCGTCGATCTGATCGAGCGGCAGGGTCGTGACGATGTCGGTTTTGACCTGATCTACACCGACGCGCCAGAACACCGCGCCCCTATATTTCCGGTGATTCGACTTGCTGCGCTCCAGCAGCGGCCGCGAGCCCTGAACGCCTTTGATGGCGACGATTTTTCGCGACATTCGCGGCATGCAGAAGTCGTAGACCTGCTGGGTGCGGTTTCCGTCGCCCGAGTCCACCGCCGCCGCTTCGATGCCGATCTCGGCACCCAGGGGATGCGGCCATTTTGTCGAGAGGAACGCGTCCAGCTCATCCCATGTGGATTCGAGGTTCGTCGCGCCCCAGATGACGTGGTGGCCGAGGAACCAGCGATATTCCTCCGACCAGCCCAGGATCACACATTCCAGACGGTCGACCTGCACGTCGACACCCACTGTGATGTAGAGCACGTCGCGCGGAATGCGGGCGTTCCACGCCGCCTCTCCCTGCCCCAGCGAAAGCCCGAAGGCTTCCCGGCGGGACATGAGCTCGCTTTCGGCGACCTGGTTGATCGAGGACGACCACACCTGCCCGAGCACGGTGTTGTAGAACACCTGCAGGTCGGATGGGCCGTTCTTCTTGGCCTTCTCGTACTCAGCTGCGAGGACGCCCCACGCCGCATTGGCGAAGAGCGACACCAGGGCATTGAGCCGGAACCCGGCGTGCCCCTTCACCTCGGGATGGGTGGCGCGCCACTCACCGGCCTCTTCCATGGCCGGCTTGAGCTTCTCCTCGATTTCCGCACCGCAATGCGGGCAGATGCAGACGGCTTCCTCGGGCCGCCCAGGCGGCCATGAGATGTGCTCCCAGAGGATTTCGAAGCGGTCGCCGCAGTGCGGGCACGGGACTTCGAAAACCCGCTGGTCGGATTCCGAATAGCGCTTGACGATGATCGACGTTTCTTCGTCGGTCGGCGTCGAGCCGGAAACAAGCTTCCGGTCGGCATAGGAGATCGTGCGGCGCTCCACTAGCAGCAGCGGATCGCCTTCCGGCGTAATCTCCATCGCGTCAACCTCGTCGGAATAGACCCGACGGGCGGTATGGCGGCGCAGGTTGCGCGGGGCGCGAGCGGACAGAACCTTCAGCGAGCCGCCGCCGGCCATGGTGCGGTTCGTGAGGGTGTTGCGGCCGTCGAAGCGGCCCACCCTCATCAGGCCTTGCAGCGCCGGGGTGTCCCGGAAGGCGGGATCGATTTCATCGACCACGATGCCTCGCGCATCGTCGTCCGTCGGCATCAGCACAATGGTCGCGGACGGGTCATTCACCGCGTCGGCGGCGATGGCCGCAACCAGGCAGGTCGTATACCCGCACCGCGCACTTTTCAGCACGTCGATGCGCTGCAGCAGCGGGTCGCCGAAGGCGTCGAGCAAGCCGCGTTGCGTCTTCCACGGCCTGAACCGGCCCGGCGATGCGCTATTGCCGCTCAGGCGGAAGTTCTTGGCCGCCCACTCGGAATAGCTGAGGCGCTCAGGAGGACGAGCGGCCTTTGCGAGCTCTCTTTCGAGCGCGCGGAGCGCCTTCGTCCTCATGCGTTCTCATCTCGTCGGCGTCGGCGCCGATCAGGCCGGCCTCGACTTCCTCGGCTAGATCGTTGAGCCCATCGACGGCGAGCTGCCGGAGCGTCTCTTGGTCGTGGGCCGTGAGGTGCGGAATGGTCTGCCGTGCCTTGCTCGGGAATCCGAGAAACATGGCCTTGACCTTCTTCACGAGACCGGACCAGGCCTCGCTCACCTCGTCCAGCGCCAGCACCTCGCCCTTGATCTTGCCGAGATTGATTTCGGCGATCTCGCGCTCGACTGCCTCGCGCTTGGCCCGCTCATCGCTCAGGTTGAGTTCGCCGCCACGGCCCGCTGCCTGCCGGCGCAACTGATCGTGGTAGGCATCGAGGGACGCCTTCGTCTGGTACCAGCCCTTCTGCGCCGCCTGAACCAGGATGCCGCGCGCCGCGAGGTCTGATACAGCCCGCGTGCTGAGCCCCAACAGCACCGCCAGGTCGGCCCGGCTACAGGTTTCCGGCAGCCATTTGGCGCCGACCTGCACCGATCTTTCGCTCATGGGCTACTCCGACAGGAACCGGACGATGTTCCGGGCGACCCGGGTTTCTAGATCCTGCTGCACGAAGCGCTCGGCCGCCGGAACATTCGGCCGGGTCGGCTTCGCCAGTTCGTTCGGCAGCACCGCGGCATAGAGGGTCCGCAGCGGGAACCGCGCCTCGCCGGTTCGGATCACCACCCGGCCGTGGACCATGAACGAGCCCTTGAAGACCCGCCTGATGTTCCATGCCGTGGCCTCGGCACCGGCCATCGACGACACGCTGCCGCCGCGCTGACCGCCAGCGAACGGGTTCTTGTCACGGACCCACACCGGCTTGCCGTACTCGGCGAGGCCGATTGCCTCGTCCTTGGTCTCGACCGTCGCCGTCATCGTGCCGGCGGGCACGGCCTTGATGACCCTCGTCTTGGCCGCCATCCGGGCGGCCGGGACGCCGGTGTATTCGGCAACCCTGGTGATCGCCTGCAGCCGCTGCTCGGCCGCGTGCTCGTTCAGGCCAATGGCGGCGGCCTTGACCATTTCCGGCGAACCAAGCCGCCGAAGGAACGGCGTAAGGGCCGTCGGCCGCACATACCGGACATCGATCTGCGCGCTCAAATCCGCCCCTTTGGGGATGAGGGCCCCTTATGCAAAACGTCGCCGAGGAATCGCGGTCGCTGCGTGACCGCGTGCGCCAAGGCCAAAACACGGTCCCTTGAAGCCCATGGGATGGCCCGCGCGGGGCTTCAGCCTGCCCCGGAAGCCGAAGGCGAGGGCGCCGGCTACCCCACTACCCCACGTCGCTCTTGCCTCTCAGCGCGCGGCCTATGGCCAAGCCTGTGGCGCGCCTCGGCCAGCCCAAGGGGTAAGCCTCGAGCTGGCCGGTGGCGTCGTCAACGTGGAGGCGATCATCGAGCATGGGCGCCGTCCGGCGAGACACGCCTACCCTACAGATCGCAGGGCTGGATATGCCGCGCTTTGGCTCACCCTGTCCAACAGGCGTGAGAGCCAAGCCAGGGCCGTGCTGCAGCGCCCGAGCTGCGCTGGGCCGTGCCACGCCGCGAGTTGCATGGGCCTGGCTGGGCTGAGTCGATTTTCCCCAATCGTCCGTACCGCGCGAGGCTTTCACCGGCCCCATGGTTATCGGATGCGCCGCAAGAAAATCGGGACAAATCCCCGATTTCGGTTGACATTCGGGACGCATCCCGGTACGGTCAAAGGGTGGAAAGCGAAGGGCTGATCAATCGTGATCTCCCGACTTTCCGGAGGGCCGACAGATGGCCAAGACCCCTCGCTTCGCGACCGCGACATGCGCCCATTCCTACTCGGGTGCGCCGCTCCCCTGCTTCCTCACCTCGTTCAAGACCAAGCGCCTGGGCGAGACCGTCACCCGCTACCGCTGGCAATCCGAGACCGGCGAGCAGGTGCACCGCTGGGCTGCGCCCTTCTCCTCGATCGATGCCGCGATCCGCGCCGCCGAGGCGCATGGCCTCTTCTCCGATATCCAGCGCGCGCTGCTCTAGCCTCCCGCCTTGGGCGCCTGCGCGGCGCCCAGCACAGGACGCTAGTCCACCCCGGCAATCGTGCCACCACCAAGGAGACGACCATGCAGACCAATGCCACCCCGCTCCCCGCGCCATCGCACAAGGCCCGCGGCGACAACCGCAAGCTCTATAAGCGCGACCGTGACCAGGCGCGCAAGCTCGCCCGGGCCTTCAAGCTCGGCGCCTTCCTCGCCCTCGCGGCTTCCAGCGCCCATGCTGCCGGCCTGCCCAAGCCGGGCGCCTATGATGCCGGCTCGCCCGTGGTGAGTGCCATCATCGAGGCCAGCGCTGCAGGGCACCCCTATTGCCCCTGCCCAGACTCTCTCGACGCCTCGGGCAAGCCCTGTGGCCAGCACAGCGCCTATGTCGCGGAGGGCGGCGCGCCGGCGGTCATCTGCGATGCCGACGACATTGAGCGCATCGTTGTAGGCGCGCGGGCTGGGAGGTGAGCGCGATGAATTCCGAAAAGCATCAGTCGTCCGCGCAGAACACGCCGGGACCGCTTGAACTGGCGGACGAGCTGATGGCCATGGCCCCAACTATGGCAGCGGCGACAGCCGAGGGCGGAGCGGCGGTTCTTCGCGAAGCGGCATATCAGCTTCGGATATGCCATTACGCCGATGATCTCCTGTCCGCACTGCGCGAACTAATCGAAGCCTGCGATGATGAGGCGCTGGACGACATAGAGGATGAGCGGCATGCCGCGGCATTGGACAGGCAGTCCGCCGCTCTGCGCGTCGCTCAGTTGGCGATTGCCAAGGCGGAGGGGCAGGCATGACGCACCACACCACCCGCTTCCGCCGCGATCCTCTTGCCGAGATCGCCGTTGCCGTCCTGGTCGCCGGCATCATCGCCGGCTTCCTCGGGGGCCTGGCGGCCGCCCCGGTCCTTTACGGATGGGCACAGGCCGCCAACATTGTCGAGCGGGCCGGATAATGCCCTTTCGACCCCGCGCCCGAGACCCACCACGGGGAAACGGCAGAGGCCACTAGAAGCAATCCTTGAACCGGGCGATCATGCGCCCGGAAGCCTGAACGGAGAGAGCCGTTGCCCGCCTACAAATTCCGCCGAATGACGGGCAGCGAACTGAGCGGCGCCCTGCACACCCTGGGCCTATCGGCCGGGCAACTCGCCCGGCTCGGCATCGCCAACGATGTGCGCATCAGGAAATGGCTCAGGGGTGAGGAAGAGATTCCGGCCTGGCTGCCAGTCCTCCTCGAACTGCTGAAGCTGCCGGGGGGCACGGCGCGCGCATTGGCGGTGGCAGAGAGCCATTTGATGGACGAGAACGGGAAATGAGCCATACCAACGAACTGATCACTGCCGTCAACCAGCTGCAGCGCACCATCCGCGAAATGGGCCTTGATCCCGTGCGCATCCAGCTGGCCGACGTTCTGGACGCAAAGGCGTTGCGGGCCTTCCTTGAGCACGATTGCGGCTCTACCGTTGCGATCCCGCCGGGTCATCCCGACCGCCTGCCCCCGAACCAGATCAAGATCGGGGACACCATCTTTTTCTATCGCCCCGATCCACACCTCTAAGCCTCTGAAAGGAAGATCAATCGTGATCACCATCGGCACCACCCCGGACGGCAAGGCGACCGGCCTGCCGCTCGAATTCGCCAATCGACATGGCCTCGTTACCGGCGCGACCGGGACCGGCAAGACCGTCACCCTGCAGCGCCTCGCCGAAGGGTTCTCGGCCGCCGGCGTGCCGGTCTTCGCGGCCGACATCAAGGGCGACCTGTCCGGCATCGCGACAGCGGCGCCGACCGAGTTCTGGGACGTTTTCGGCCATCACGGCCACCCGATCCGCACCAGCATGCAGGACATGGGCGCCGTGCTCGTCAGCCGCATGCTCGGGCTGAACGAGGTGCAGGCTGGAACTCTGGCCATTGCCTTCCAGCGGGCCGAAGACGAGCGCAACTTCCTGCTCGGCATCGAGGACCTGCGCTGGTCGCTGCGCGACATGGCCGACGACAGGGGCGCAATCGAGGAGAAATACGGCCACATCACCGGGGCCAGCATCGCGACCATCCAGCGCCAGCTTCTCGCCCTCGAGGTGCAGGGCGGCGCCAACCTCTTCGGTGAACCGGCGCTGGACATTGCTGATTTCATGCGCACCACGCCGGCGGGGCGCGGCATCGTGAACCTGCTGCACGCCGACAAGCTGATGGAATCGCCGAAGCTCTATGCCACGCTCCTGCTGTGGCTGCTGACCGAGCTGTTCCGCAAGCTGCCCGAGGTCGGCGACATCGATAAGCCCAAGCTGGTCTTCTTCTTCGACGAGGCGCACCTGCTGTTCAAGGACGCACCCAAGGCGCTGCTCGATCATATCGAGCGCGTTGTCCGCCTGGTGCGCTCCAAGGGCGTCGGCGTCTATTTCGTCGCCCAGAGCCCGGCCGATGTTCCTGATACCGTCCTGGCGCAGCTCGGCAACCGGGTCCAGCACGCGCTCCGCGCCTATACGGCGCGCGATCAGCGCATGGTGAAGGCGGCGGTCAGGAGCTTCCGCGCCAACCCCGCTGTCGACGTTGCCAAGTCGGTGCTGGAAATGGGCGTCGGCGAGGCCCTGGTATCGTGCCTCGAAGCCGACGGGATTCCCGCGCCGGTCGAGCGCATCCGGGTAACCAGGCCCAATGGCCAGATCGGGCCGCTCTCCGAGGTCGAGCGCCGGGCCAACATCGAAAGTTCGATGCTCTATACCCGTTATCCGCGCGGCATCAGCGATGCAGTCGCCCATCTGGAATTCGACATCCGCATGGCCATGGCGCGCGGCATCGAGCCGCCCAAACCCGAGCCCGCCCGCGCGCCGATCGATTGGGACAAGGCCCTTGCCCCGATCGATGCGCTGGCGGCCCAGCCGGTGCGCCTGGGCTGGTCGCTGCCGGCCAAGCTGCTCGCCCTATGGCTCACGGCCTGCGCCCTCTTTGCGCTCGGCGGCTGGCTTTTCCCGCAGGTCTGAAGGCGGGCCGCGGCTCAGCCGCGACCCTTCCGCCTATCGGCTCTGTTCGCTGCCGATCAGGTCAAGGCTACGGCGGCAGCTCGGGCACAAGGCCATATCCCGATAGATCGGCGGATCGGACGCCATCTTCTGAGGGCGCGCATCGAGGGCCCGGCCGCCGCCATCCCAATTGCATAGCTCGCAAATGATGCGGATCGGCTCGGGCGCCATGATACCCATCACACGCCCTACCAGCTTCTCGCGCAAATAATCCGGCCGGATTGGCCCGTCCACGGCGCCGAAGCGCTGCGCCAGGCGAACGGCCTGATCCATCGGGCGGGGCTTGCCGGCCCGCGCCCATGGGTGGCCCGGCGCGCCGATCATCCAGCAGCCTTCCCGCTCCTTCACCGAAACGAAGGCCTCCCGGCCGCCTTCCCAGCGGATCAGGAACAATTCCCCGTTCGCCGGCTCCCTGTCTTCAGGATCGACAACCGCCACCTCCCCTTTCTTCAGGTGCGGCTCTCCGTCATCATCAAAAACACTCACCCCGACGCAGCCTCTCGGCAGGGTGTGCAACATCATCAGCGCGCGATACTCGCGCCCCGCCACAACTTCACTCGCCATAAAAAAGTCCCCACGGCGTCAATCCTCAGGCCGGCTATCTCCAGCGAAGCCGGGGGTTGAACACCTGCCAGGAAGACAGGCCGGACGCTTTTGGGGTCTCCCCTTGGACATCACGCCCGCCCCCGGCCGAAGCCGAGTTTGGACGAGCCGCCAAGCGCGTCCGGTGCCCTTGCGGGCACGATTCGACCGCGCCCTCCCACGACGCCATTGGGAGGGGCTTCTCGGTCTATTCCTGGTCCGGGTGTTCAAGCCCGGAAACATGTCAGCATGTTTCCCGACTCAGCGGCAAGGGGCCGTTCCAGCGCAACTTTAACTTAGCTGGAATGATAGAGCGGGCATCTACTTACGCAGCAAAGTTGCGATGCCTCTATTGGGGCCGGGGAGAGAGAGTCCATTACATGCCGGATGAAAGTAGATGGCCGGGTTCCGGGGAGTCTGGCGACTTGCACAACAATAAATCCGGCCGGCGCCGTCGATTCAGCCCGCACCGCACTTTGCTGCATTCCTGTGACTCTGCCGCCTGTGGATAACTCAGGCGAACCGCTTCCCGCCGGCGATCACGTCGAACCGGCTATCCCGGATGATCAGCGCACCCTCCTGCAAGGTGACGCGCCGGCCGGGATAGAGCCGCACCGCCTGCTCAAAGGCCGCAACGCCCAATTCCGTCCGGCTGGCCCGCACCAGCGTTTGCTCGGGCACGCCCGACCGCTCGCCCCATAGCTGACCTGACAGGCATTCCCCTCGCCGAACCACGGCGCGGGCAGCTTCGGCTCGATGATCCACACGAACATGCCGCGACGGCCGCAGGCCGGGCAGCGCATGCGCTCCGAGAAATGAGGGATCGCGAGGACGGGGACGAGCTGGTGCTCGGCGCCGACGTGGCGGATGACCGCCTCGACATCGACCAGCTGCCAATGCCGGCAGGCGGGATCGTGGCATACCGCAACCATTTCCTGGCCGGTATCCAGCACGTCCCGCAATGTGCGCAGCCATGTCGTCATGGCGGCGCACGCTACCAGAACAAAATTAGAACAGGCAAGGGGCAGCCGCGGTGCTCAGGGCGCCTTAGCGGCAGGTCGATCCCCTTCCTCGATCAGCGAAGCCAGCCCTTCAAGCTTGAGGTCCAGT